ACGGGTTGACGCGAACCTCGTTCGCCGGTGGGTGTTCCCACAAGAGCGCGAGCTTCCGCAGTTGGTCGATCAGTTCGACGAATACCAGACCATCGTCGATCCGAAGTCCATGTATGCCCAGAACACTGCGATGGCGTTCGGACGTGACTGGGATGACGCGATCATCGCCGCCTTCTTCGGCACCGCGCAGACCGGCCAGGACGCCGCGAACCTGACGGGCGAGACGGCTTCCACCACCACGTATGGCGTGTCCGACACCTTCGGATCTTCGGCCTCCACTGGCTTGACGGTGGCCAAGATCATCGAAGCACGCCGCATCATGCGTCACTACCACGTTGACGTGGACACCGATCCGCTGTCGTTGCTCATTGGGTCCAAGCAGGAGAGCGATCTGCTGCAACAGGTCCAGGTGGTGAGCACCGAGTTCGCTGATCGTCCGATCCTGACCAACGGCAAGCTCACTCAGTTCCTTGGCTTTGACATCATCGTTTCCGAGCGTCTGTCGCCCGGCACCGCGAGCCTCCGTCAGTGCTACGCCTGGGCGAAGTCGGGCATGTATCTCGGCATGTGGAAAGACATGGAGGTCCAGATGGACCGCCGTGTCGATCTGTCGAGCCAGCCCTGGCAGATCTACGCGAAGCACATGTATGGCGCGACCCGGACCCAGTTGGGCAAGGTCATCCAAATTCTCGCCGCCGACACGACCGGCGCCGACATCACCCCGTAACCTTGAGGGAGGGAGCCGTAAAAGCTTCCTCCACTCACCGGAGAGACCACCATGGCCGAGACCATCAAATCTACCGTCATCACCGACTGGGACAGCGTAACGGCTGGCGGCACCGGGGCAACCGCGGGTGTCGTCCAACCGACCGAAGGCCAGGGTGTAGCCGGTCTCCTGCGTATGAACACCGACTACGTGACTGGTGTGACTTACGCGACCAACTCGCTGTATCGGCTCTGCCGGTTCCCGGTGAACGCGATCGTCAAAGACTTCTCGCTCTTCCTCGACGGCCCACTCGACAGCGCGGGCGAAAACCCGGTGCTGGCGATCAACGTGGCCTTCTCGGACAGCACGGATGACGGCACCGCGGTCGCCAACCAGGGCAACATCCCGACGACCGCCAACACGGGCACCGTGGTTGTGCCGGCGACCTATACCGCCGCGAACCAGCTCTTCGGCAGCTGGACCCAGGTCAACGATACGACCGTCCAGCTTCCGGTGAACCTGACCAACAACGGCTCGATCACCTATTACGATCTGGTGACCGGCTGCAACACGCCGCTGTGGCAGATCTTCGGCTTCTCGGTTCAGCCGGGCGGAATGTTCGACATCCTGATCAAGCTGACGACCGGCGCGACCACGGCTGTCACGACCTCCTCGATCGGCGTGCGCCTGTCCTTCGTTATCTAAGGAGCCATCATGGCCAGCATCTACATCGGCATCAACCGCGGCCAGAACTCCGCTGGACCTGAAGTGTGCTTAGAGGGCTCGAGCACGCAGAGCACGGATATCGAGTTGCGGATTGACACCGGTAAGGGCACACTTCGTTCGGAGGCCAAGGAGCTTACGGACAACATCCTACGCTATCTGTTGGATGGACGCTCCGCGTTCTTCCCCGAATAAGGACGAACGCCATGCCGATCAACATCAACCAGCAGTATATCGCGCCATCGGTCGCAATGACGACCCCGGCGAACCCGACTGCGCCGGCATCCACCACCGCGACCTACAAGATGCAAGGTCTCGGCGCGCTGATCACTCCGCAGTTGTCGCTTGGTTGTGTGCTGGCCAATATCTCGGGCACGGTGAACTGGATCACCTCGGGCGCCGTTGGCGTGGGCATCGCGCTTCAGATGTATTACGGCCCGATGGTTTCTGGCGTGGCCGCGCCAACGAACACCGCTGCTCTGCCAGGTGGCGCGGTCGCGATCGGCAACCCGACCATGGTCTCCAACGGCGTTGTGCTGACCACGATCGGCGACAACCTCTGCCCCGTGGATCTGACTGGTCTCGCCAAGGGCCTGACGGCGGGCCAACAGTATTGGTTCGATCTGGGCGCATACTCGCTGACCACCGCGTCAGACAGCTTCATCACCTCCATCACGGTGACACTCGTCGAAATTGGGTGATCCATGGTCACCACGCCGACCCGCTTCCTCACCCCCGAAGATGTAGCCAACCGCGCGCTTCAGCACGTCGGCGCGACCTACATCACGACCTTCGGCAATGGTGGGGATGACACCAAGCAGAACGATGAAGTCAGCCGCGTCTACCACAAAGTGAGGCGCGCGGAGTTGCGCCGCAACGCATGGCGCTTCTCGATCAAGAAGACCCGCCTCTTCCCCATGACCACCAGCATGAAGCTGTTCGTCCCGTCCACCTGGGCGACTGGCACGACCTATGTTGCTGGCGCGGTGGTCGTATATAACTCGAGTGGGTCTCTTCAGCTTTACGTTGCCATGAATACCACCGTAGGGCAGACCCCCGGAGCGGATACCTCCGTGGACGTGTTCGGCAACCAGGTGTGGGAAGAATACTTCGGCCCGCTGGTGATCGACCAATGGTATGCCCCCACGTCGTCCACCCCGACCACCGGGATCAGTTCGACAGCCTACATGGTAGGTGATATAGTCTATCGCAGCTCAACCACTACTGGCCCAATCTCCTCGTCGGCTCTGGCCACGGGCGGCACGGGTTACGCGGTGGGCGACACCGGCACACTCACAATGACGGGGGCCAGCAATGACGCGACCTACATTGTCACCACTGAGACGGGTGGCGTTGTTACTGGCTATACGCTTACTAGCCCTGGCAATCTTTATCCGGTCTCCTCGGATGGAACGACTGAGGCTGCGTCTTCTGCGACAGGCGGGGCTCAACCTGGTTCTGGTGTGGGCCTCACCTTCAACTGTGTCGTCCAGCCGGCCGGCACGCTTACGCTCTGGCGGTCGCTGACCAGCAACAACTCCGCGGATCCTCTGGCCCAATCGGGCGAGTGGCTCCAGTTGACTTACGCCAGTCTGGTGGCCTACAATATTCTCTACCCGCTCGGCGCCGGGCCGCTCTCAGAGGACGCCAGTCAGAATGTCTTCATCCTCCCCTACGGATACCTCAAAGAAGCCCCGCAAGCCCCGAAGGCGGGCAGCACCTCCTACCTCGGGGCGCCGTCTGGACGCGCTTATGACGATTGGGTTTTCGAGGGAAACTTCTTTGTCTCTTCTGAAGCATATCCGATCACGTTTCGGTTCGTCGCGGACACGAGCAACGTAGCCTCCATGGATGACATGTTCTGCGAAGGCTGGGCCGCCCGCATTGGGATGGAAGTTTGCGAGCCATTGACCCAGAGCGCGGAGAAGGTTAAGACGTGTCAGGGCATCTACCGGGTCGTCATGACTGAGGCTCGAGTAGTGAACGGGATCGAGGAAGGACCTACCGAGCCGCCCGAGGATGACTATTTGACATGCAGGTGGTGATCCATGCGCGCTCTGCTTCTCATTCTCCTTCTGGCCGGCTGCACCCAGGCTTATCAGGTCTCGGGGGTCGATAAGACCCAGCTCGCCCAGTGCTATACTGGCGCGCTCGTGGGCTTCTGCGTGGTCAACCTGAACAAGAACCAGGCCGTCGTCAGTCAGCCCGGCATCATGCAAGGCGTGGGCCAGGTCGTCGGGACGATCAACAACACCGCGGTCTCCAGCACCCTGGTAGGGCGAGTGCCCTAATGGCCGACGCATCAAACCTCCAGTGTTCATTTTTAGGCGGCGAGTGGTCGTTAAGCGCGCAAGGCCGCCAGGACGATCCAAAATATAAGACAGGGATGAATGTCTGCTTCAATGCCTTTCCGCTCGAGGAAGGCGCGTGGACGCGCAGGCCAGGCTTCGCGCTGGCGGGCTTCACGGACTTCGGCCACAAGACTTATATGTTTCCGTTCAACTTCACCGAGGGTGCGCCCTACACGGTCGAAGTTGACAGCGGCCCATCGGCGAACGTCTGCCGGATCTGGAGTGGCACGAACCATGTGTTCGATAGTGGCTTCAACGTAATATCAATCCAGACCACTACTCCCCTGACGGTCGCGGTCGATCCCCTCTGTAACTATGACACCGGGGATGTCGTCAACTTCCTGGTGACCTCGGGCCAGATCGGCGCGCTGGCAAAGATGCTGAACCGGGACTTCCTGTTGACCAAGATCGGCACCGGGCTCTATAGCCTGACGGATCCGATCACCGGAGACAACGCGCTGCCGGCGATCAACAACTGGAATGGCACCACGATGACCGCCGTGATGGCGCGCGTCCTGGTGCTGACCAACCCCTATGTTCTGGCCGGTGATGCTGCTCAGGTGACCGCGGCGATGGCCGGCGCGCAGCTCGTGCTCTACCACCCGAACTACCCGACCCAGCAGATCAGTTTCGACTCACTCGACACCGCGGACCAGCGGTTCTCTCAGTTCAGCGCGGGCACCTGGCTCTTCCAGGACGGGCCATACTACCAGGCGGTCTTCGGCCAGGTCGCCAATCCAAGCGGCCAGAGCGGATCCGTCAACTTCACGCTGACCGGAGGCTTCGGCCCGAACCAAGGTAGCCCGACTTCCGCGGACATAGGGCGCACTGTGCGCTTCCTATCCGAGCCTCTGCTATGGCAGGCTGGCACGACATACAGCCTGAACCAGAACGTGCTCTACCCCGCGGGCACTGGCACCGGGCCGGGTAACTACTACACCTCGCTGATCAACAGCAACCTCGCCAACACCCCGGACACAAGCCCAGGCGACTGGGCGATCAATCCACAACTGGCCAACTGGGTCTACGGCACGATCACCGCGGTCTCCGGGAACCAGATCACCGTCACGCTCACCAGCAATCTCTTCTACGCGAACCCGATCAACTATTGGCAGCTCGGCCTCTTCGGTGGAGCGAACGGCTACCCGACCGCGGGCACCGCCCACGAGGGGCGGCTCTGGTCGCTTTGGACCAACTACATCTGCGCTTCGGTGACGTTCGCCTTCGCTCAGAGTTACAACTCCATGTCTCCCACGGATGTCTACGGCAACGTGTCGGACAGCTCGGCGATCACGTATCAGTTGACGGCGGGTGAGGAAACCAGTAACACGAACTTCTGGGCTCAGAGCGGGCCACAGGGTATGATGGTCGGATCGTCCGCGGGCGAGTGGAACGTCATGGCGTCCGCCAACAACGACCCGCTCACGCCAACCTCGATCCAGGCTCACAGGGTCACGAAGTATGGGTGCGCCAATGTTCAGCCGGCTAAATCAGGATTTTCTGTTCTTCTCGTTCAACGGTTCGCCCAGCGAGTTTTGGAACTTATCTCCGACGTATTCACCGGAAAGTTCGCGGCACCCAATCTCTCCCTTCGTGCAAGGCATATTGGACGCCCTGGCTTTGCCCAGATACAATGGGCTGAAACCCCTAACCCTATACTCTGGACGATCAACAAGCTCGGGGGTCTCGCTGGATGCACCTACCGACGCCTCACCTCCTTCATCAGTGAAGAGCCTACATTCGTCGGTTGGCATCGACATCAGCTCGCCCCCACAACCTCTAACGCCACCCGAGCCGTCAACTCCATCTCAGTCGGGCCAGATGTATCCGGCACGTATGATGCCCTGACGATGGTGGCGACCGCGCCGGCCAACTCCGCGGTCTACGTGGTCGAAGTTTCGCAACGCATGTTTCAGGAAGGCGACCCCCTTGACGGCTCCTATTTCCTCGACGACGCGCGTGCTCCAACTGCCATTGTCGATACGGGAAGCGGCTCAGTTGTTCTGTCAGGGTTCTGGCCGCTTGTTGGTCTGTCGGTTACCGCCTTCATCGCCGGGCTCAACTGCGGATCTTACACGGTTGATGCTACGGGCTCTATTACAGTGCCCTATGGATCGGACCCAGACGGACTGTTTACACAGGCTTACATGCTCGCCTACCCCAGCACTGGTCAACCAGGCTTATCAACAGGTTTCGCCAAAGTCATCACTACCCCTCCCGCGAGTTACTCGGCTACGCCGGCCACGATAGGCGAGTATGCCGCCAGCACCAGCTCGGGCGGCACGACCCAGGTATCCCAGGACTGGGGCAACAACATCCTCTGGTTCATGGACAACTCCGCGGGGTTCCTCAAGAGCTTCAACGTGACCACGCGCGCGCAGATCGCCAGCCTCACGCTGTCCACCATTTCCGGCACGATCGCGGATGCCATGCCCTTCGGGACGGGGGCTGGCCAGGATGGCAACTTCTACCTCTATGATGCCTCCTCGAGCAACAGCGCGATCTTCCAGTTGCCCGCGGGGACGCTCGTGCCGGTGGCCCTCTTCGGCACCAGCTCGGGCAGCTCGAGCCCTTACTTCGCCGTGGGCACGCCCACCGTGGGCTCCGCGTTCTGCGTGGCTGGCGGTCATCTCTTCCTGGTGGGTTCACACAGCGGCGGCAACCTCTGGGTGGTGGACATCACCGAGGGGCGCTACGCGGACTACCAGCAAGCCTCGCCGGGGCCACACTACACCTATCGCACTGGCGCGTCTGGCTCTGGCGCTGGCTCAGTCATCGGGGTCAGTCCTTCGCAGGGCGCCAACGCGTCCGCCCTGACGACGACCGTCATATCGATCGGCGAGACGGCGAAGAATAACTACACCAGTTACACGGCCTGGGCGACCGGGACGTATGGCGTGGACGCGATCGTCACTAATGGCGTGCAGGTTTACCAAAACACCGGTAGCAGCCCAACTACTCAGGAGCCGCCCAACAGCCCATGGACGGTCTACACGATCCCGAACCAGTCAGCCATCGCGGTGAACACGATCGGCACGATCACCGCG